CGCCACCAGTCCCGCGCACACGGCGCGAAGTCGTCGAAGCTATTTGCGGCCACATGATCGAAGGCGACCGCGTCCATCTCGCCTGCTCAAAAGAAGGAATCACCTGGAAGACCCTCTTCTTCTGGAAGGCTGAAGACCACGAACTCGGAACACTCTATGCGCGCGCGCGCGAGGCGAGCGCAGAGTCGTTCGAGGACAAGAGCACGCAAGTTGTTGAAGGCGCGACGGCTGCGACACTCGGCGTCGATCGCCTGAAGGAAGATCATTACCGGTGGCGCGCGCGGGTGGCGAACCCCAAGAAGTTCAGCGAGAAGCCGGAAGACACCCTGAAGGAGCTCGAACGCATCGGGCTCGAAGCGCTGCTCGCCGGCGCCTACAAACAGCGCATCGGAGGTAGTCAATGAAATCGTCCGACTTCCACGCCACGGCGCAAAAAGAACAGGCGTTCTGGCTCAAACATCATCGGCGTCGGTGGTATATCATCGCGGCGCCGTACCTGTGTCGGCTTGCGCGGTTACGATGCTGGCTGCGCGACACTCGATACCGGAAGCGTTACTCGCTGTGGAACGTGTTTGCTGGGATTGGCGACAAGCGCCAGAGAGCATGAACCAAGTCACGCAGGCGCAGGGCAAGGCTGCGGAGTGGGGCCGTGACCCGGTGAAGATGGTCGTCGACGAGTTCGGCGTCACACCGGATAAGTGGCAGGCCACCGCACTCGGACTGTGGGCAGACCAAAGCGACGCCAGAAAGCGCATTGCCATGCAAGCGTGCGCGGGGCCCGGCAAGTCGTCGGTGCTCGCGTGGATGGGCTGGAACGGGCTCGTGTGCTATGTGCTCGAAGGCCAGCACCCGAACGGCGCGGCCGTCTCGATCACAAAGGACAACCTCAAAGCGAACCTGTGGAAAGAACTCGCCATCTGGCGCGCGCGCTCGCCATTCCTGACCGCGGCGTTCGAGATGACCAGCGAGCGCATCTTCGCGCGCGAGCACCCGCTGACCTGGTTCCTCGAGGCGCGGTCGTTCCCGAAGGCCGCGAACCCTGAGCAGCTCGGCGCGACGCTCTCGGGCCTGCACTCGAACTTCATCTTCTACCTGCTCGATGAGACCGGCGCGATGCCGCCGCAGATTGCGCGCGCGGCCGAACAGGGATTGTCGCGGTGCGCGTGGGGCCGAATTGCGCAGGCCGGCAATCCGCTCAGTGAGACCGGACTGCTGGGCGAAACCGTGAAGCTGCTCGCCGAGTTGTGGGATGTGTTGCGCGTGACCGGGGATCCGGACGACCCAGACCGTTCACCGCGCATCGACATCGACTGGGCGCGTCAGCAGATCGCATTGTACGGGGAGCAGAACCCGTGGGTGATGGCGTACATCCTGGGCAAGTTCCCGCCGACGGCGCTGAACGCACTGCTTGGCGCCGACGACATCCGCGACGCGATGAAGCGGCACTTGCGGCCGGACGAGTACAATTTTGTGCAGCGGCGCATCGGCGTCGACGTCGCGCGGTTCGGTGACGACGCGACGATCATGTGGTATCGGCAAGGACTGAACGCTTCGAAGAAGCCGGTGTCGTTGCGCGGCGCGAACTCGACCGAAGTGGCTGCGCGGCTCATGCTGGCGAAGCAGCGCACGGGCTCAGAAATGGAGCTGATCGACGAGACCGGCGGACACGCGGCCGGCGTCATTGATGCGTGCGCGCTCGCTGGCGTCGACCTCTACCCAGTGAACTTCTCGGGCAAGGCGGATGACCCGCGGTATTTCAACAAGCGCTCAGAGATGCACTTCCGATTCGCGAAAGCGGTGAAGGCGGGACTCGCGCTGCCACACATGCCGGAACTCATCCGGCAGTTCACGGTTGCGACCTACTGGTTCGAGAAGGGCAAGTTCCGCGTCGTCGAGAAGGAGCAGATGAAGGCGCTGCTCAACGGCAAATCACCGGACGAGCTCGACGCGATTATCACGACGTATGCACTTCCGGACTCTCCGACCAACAGCGTCGAGGGCACGGCGATCACGCAGGGCCAGCACGCGAAGGCGAAGTCGATGGACGATTGAACACTCACACCCAGGGGGAACGATGGAGCAAAAGGAAATGGAGCAGGACGAACTCGTGGTCATCTTCAACGAGATTCGCACCACGATCAAGAACGTCGCAGCGTCGACGCGCAAGGCGATCGACACCATGCCGAAGTTGCCGACGATCGAGGGCGAGACGCGCGGAGAAGTGATGGCGAACCTCACGCTCGCGTATCGGCATCTCGAAGACGCCAGCATGAGAATCGGCAAAGCGATTCAGGCGCGCGACGGCGGCAAGAGCGTGTACGACCCGAAGACGACGGTGGGTGCCTGATGCCGAAATATCGCAAGAAGCCCGTCGTCATCGAAGCGTCGCAGTGGCACAAGGACGGCGATCATCCAGCGGTGATTCCGCGACCGGCGATCATTCGTTTTGATCGAGCGGGCCACTATTTCTACGTTGATCATGCGGAAAGCGATACCGACATGCGCCCGACCGCTTGGCTCGCCGTCGACCGCAGCGGCGACATTGCCAAGAAAAACGGTGAAGCTCTGCCGTTCGCGTTCTACGAACTGAAGGGCGGGGCCGAGGTTCCAGTCGCCGAACGTCCGGACCTGCTCGATGTGTACATGAAGGATCACAAATGGTCGCGCGCGCCGCGAGATTTCGGCATCATCGAAACACTCGAAGGAAGGCACATCGTTACGCCGGGCGACTGGATTATCACCGGAGTCAAGGGCGAGCAGTATCCCTGCAAACCCGACATTTTCGAAGCAACTTACGAACCCGTCGAGTAGGAAATCGCTGGGCATACAGCGCGCACGCGAACTCGCGACTTGCTCAACATGCCGAAGTCGCCTATTGTATCGGCTGACCCCTGTGAAGGTCAGCAACCGGGAGGGCCAGCCATGTAAGCGCACACGCGGCGGACAAGACAATCGAGTTGCCGAGAAAGGTGGGGGAGCGGCGTGCGGTGTAGTGGGAACCGCGCGCCGCTTTCGCGTTTCTACGTGACTGCGAGCAATGTGGACAACTTGCCGATTGTGGAAAACTCCATTACTGTTGCCGCTCATGGTCTCCTTTGCGCGTGAGCCGCTGACTGACACTCTTTGGAGTGAAGCGTTGCCGCTCCTCTTCGCGCACTGGCAGGAACTCGCGAAGTACGAAGACATCGAACTCGCACCCGACCGCAATCGATACGACGCGATGGAGTCGGCGGGCGTCCTACGGGTCTTCACCGCGCGCGACGAACTCGGACTGATCGGGTACGCGGTCTTCATCATCTCGCCGCTCTTGCACTACCGGAAAGCGCTGCACGCGCAGCAGGACGTGTTCTTCATCGAGAGGCGCGCGCGGGGCACAACGGGCGTGCGCTTCATTCGATTCTGCGAGAATCAGCTCACGCTCGACGGCGTGCAGCTCGTCGTGCATCACGCGAAGACCGACCCGAAACATTCGATGGCGTCGATTCTCGAACGGATGGGATACGAGACCATCGACGTCGTCATGGCAAAGCGGCTCGACCGGCCTGACTTTCGTTTCACAACTGGCGATGCTGCGCTCGACGAAGACCCCGCAGTAAAGCTGTGGCTGGACGAGTCCGCGCGTCGCGTGCATGAGCGGCTGAGTCGCTGATGGCGTTCACCGCGATCGCCGGTGCCTCACTGTTGTTTCAGGGCTATCAGGCCGTCAAAGCGAATCAGGAATCGCAAGACGCGAAAGGCCAGGCGAGCACGCTGCTCGACCAAGCGAAGAAGACGACCGCGAGTAATGCGGCGAGCGCGAGCGCAGCCGCATCGACTGGCGCGGCCGTCGCGAAGAAGCGCGCACAGGCGGCGAGCGGGGCGAGTTCCACCATTCTCACCGGGCCCGAGGGCGCTGCGGCAGCGCCGACACAGCGGAAGACGCTGCTGGGAATCTGATGCGCGATTTCCCGAACGGTGTGTGCACGATCGACCTGATCGACTCTCCGAATCAGTATCTCGTGCCGCGCGCCGAATACACGCGCCTTCATGCAGAGTGGAAAAGTGGCGCCGCGTTCCTCTCGTGGATTGGACATTTCGCCCAGACCGTTACCGTGAAAGGTGCGCGCGTGGAAATGATCAGCGATTGGTCGGCTGAATCGTGGGCTGATTGTCGCGAGAGCGTGAAGGAAGAAGCGTTGAAGGGTAGCGACTGATGGCAACCTCAGTCCTTCCCATGTTCGCCGCGGATCCGGGCGGCGGGTCGATCACGGGCCTCTCGATTCGTCAGCATTGCGAGCTGCTCCGGATGCAGTACGAGACGGAGCGATCGAGTTACACGGCGCACTGGAAAGACCTGAACGATTATTTCTGCCCGCGGCGCGCGCGCTTTTACATCAGCGACGTGAACAAGGGCGACAAGCGCAACCAGAAGATTGCCGATTCGACGGCGCCGCGTTGCGTGCGCACGATTCAGGCAGGGATGCAGAGCGGCGTGAGCTCGCCGGCGCGTCTCTGGTTTCAGCTCCGGACGCCGGACTCGGACCTCAACGAACGCGAAGACGTGCAGGAGTGGTTGTACGAGGTCGAGCAGCGCATCCATCTCGTGATGCAGCGCTCGAACTTCTACAAGACCCTGAGCATTTTGTACGGCGACATCGCTGTGTTTGCGACTGGCGCGATGGGGATTTTCGAAGACGACGAGACCGTCATTCGGTGCTACGACTATCCCATCGGCATGTACTCGTGCGGCAACGACGAGAAGAACAAAGTCCGCACATTCATTCGCACGTTCCGGATGACGACGCAGCAGGTCGTTCAGAAGTGGGGCAACATCCGCCAGGGCAAGCCCGACTTCGAACGCGGTGAGCCGTCGAAGATTCCGAACTTTGTGCAGTCGAACTGGAAGCAGCGGTTCATGGCCGCGTGGGTCGACCTCTGCCAGTGCATCACGCCGAACGTCGTGTTCTCTGCGGACCGCTTCGAGAGCCAGTACAAGAAGTACATGCAGGTCTACTATGTGCTCGGCGCCGCGAATCAGGCGGTCGACCCGAACATGCAAGGCGTCCTCGAGCAGCAGGGTTTCAACGAGTTCCCCATCGTCGTCGCGCGCTGGGAGAAGAACAGCGAAGACGTGTACGGCACGAACAGCCCTGGGATGCTGTCGTTGCCCGACGTGAAGGAGCTACAGGTGTGGCGGAAGCGGATGAGTCAGGGCCTTGAAATCATGATCAAGCCCCCGCTCAACGCGGACGCGAACATCGCGTCGAAGCGCTCCGTCGTGCCCGGCGACATCAACTACGGTGCGCTCAACGCGCAGGGCCAGTCGAAGTTCGCGCCGACATACCAAGTGCCCTTCGAGCGCGCGATCGAGCCGGTGCGCGAGACGATTGCCGATTTGCGACAGGTCGTGAAGGAAGGCATGTATAACGACCTGTTCGTGCTCTTCCTGAACGACGAGCAGGCGCAGCCCGACACGGCCACGGAAGTCGCGGAGAAGAAAGAAGAGAAGTTGCTCGCGCTTGGGCCGATGCTCGAAGGGCTCGACGAAGACGTGTTCAATCCGGGTATCGACCGCATCTTCAACATCATGGGCCGGAAAGGTCTCATTCCGCCGGCGCCGGCCGCGATGCAGGGTCAGCCGCTCCGGGTCGAATACATCTCGATCATGCACGCCGCGCAGAAGCAGGTGGGCGTCTCGTCGGTCGAGCGTTTCGCCGGGTTCGTGAATCAGATTGCTCAGGTCGCGCCGGAAGTGCTCGACATCGTCGACGACGAAGAACTCATCCGGACGCACGCCGAGTTCATGAGCATCCCGCCGAAGCTGCTGCGCACGCCGGAAGCGATCGCGGCGATTCGCGACGCACGCGCGAAAGCGCAGCAGCAACAGGCCGCAGCGGAGCAGGCGCCGGGTCTCGCGAAGGCGCTGAAGGACGGCGGACAAGCTCCCGAAAATGAACGCCCGCAACACTGTAGACGCGACGGCAACCCCGCCGGCGCCTGTCGTCCAATGAGGATGAAGAGATGACATCACGCTCGGGCACGTTTACCGCGGTCGATCAGGTCTCGGCCATCATCGAAGTCGGCGATCAGGACAACGCGCTCATCACGATCGGCCAGAACGCCGGCAATGATGCGTACGAAGTCGACCTCGAGATGCTTGATCCCTCAGGTCAACAGGTCGAACGCAAGGTCGCGGGCTACACGAGCACGCAGACCATCACGGCCGTTCAGAACCAGAATGGCGTGAAGCGTCAGTTCCGGTTGCGCTCGCTGGTGCTCAACACGAGCTCGGCGAACAATCACACGCCGAACACCGTGGACTACACGATTCAGAACGACATCCCGACGGCCGCAGAGATTCGGCATTTCGGGTACGGCGCGAAGGTCGGCGCGACGGCCGGCTGGGTGGTGGGCGCGAATGATGACATTTCGAAGATCGGCACGTTGCCGAAGAACGCGACCGCGGCGACGCTGGTGGTGCCGTTGTTCGGCTTCAAGCGTGGCGATCGACTTGTCGGCGCGCATCTGCTCGGCTCCCTTCAGGCGCGAAACAACACGGTACAGACGAACGTGACGCTCGACGTGCGCGTGATGACATCTGGCGCGAACGGCGCGGCGAACTCGTCGCTGCTCGGCACGGGCGCGAATCTCACGGTCTCGGGCAACACCGCACTCGGACCGACGAACACGAAGACGTACGGATTCGATCATGTGAGCGCGGCCGGCGAGACGTTCTACGCGGTCGTCACGGGCACGACGGCCAACGACAACAACTGCACGGCAGAAATCGAAGGCGTCGCGCTGGCGATCGTGCCGGCCTGATGGCTCCGAAGAACGGGCAACGATCGCTGGTGGCGAACGCCGGCGACCTAAAGCAGCTCGCAAACGCAACGGAAGTCGAACGGCAGGCGCTCGAGCGGCGCATGAATGGCTGGCGGTTCCTGCTCTCGAATCCCGTGGGCCGCGAACTCGCCTGGTCGATGCTCGCCGACTGCAACGTGTTCGTGTCCGTGATGGCGCAGTCGCCGTACATCTTCGAGAACGCGGGCCGGCAGGCGTGGGGCCTGAAGATGATGGACGAGATGATCGAGGCGGACGAAGACTTGTATTTGCAGATGCAGAAGGAAGCGATGCAGCGGAAGCGTAGAGTTCCTGAACCGAAACCATCCGAAGAAGGGGAATCATCCGATGACTGACACGCTCGCAACCGGCGCCAATTCCAGCACCGCCGGGAACGCGAACAACTCAGCAGCCGGCGGCAATAACACCGCGGGCGCTGGCGCAGGGGGAAACGGCGGGGCAGGAGCGAACGGCGCGAACAACGATGCAGGCGCGAACGCGGCCGGGAATAACGGCGGCGCGAACGATGCGGGCGCCAATGGTGGCGGGGCAAACGCGGCAGATGGAAATAACGGAGCGAACAACGCTGGGGCGAACGCGGCGCCGGCTGACATCAAGTATGAGCTGAAACTTCCCGACGGGTCGAAGCTCGGAGCTGCTTTCGTGGAGAGGACAGCCGCCATTGCGCGCGAGCTGGGACTTGACCAGAAAGGGGCCGAGAAGCTGCTGACCACGAGGGCGCAGGAACACACCGATGCACTCGCGTACATGGCGCCCCCGAACGACAAGGGCGATGGCGCAGGGCCGGGGTGGATAGCCCGCGACGCACAGTACCGGAAGGACGCGCTCGCGGATCGGACACTCGCACCAGACGGCACGCAGGCCACGCTTGACATCACGATCGAGAAAGCCCAGCAGGGCTTGAAGGTTCTCGACGCTGGTGGAAAGCTGACGCCACTGCTTCGCGAAACCGGCTGGGGGTCACACCCTGTCGTGCTCGCGGCGCTGGCGGATTTGGGCCGTCGTGCGGGTGAGGGTACGCAAATCCGCGGGGATACGGCCGGCACCGCTCGAAAGAAGAGCGACGCCGAAGTCATGTTCCCCAACATGTTCAACGACGATGGCACACCCAAGAAATAAGAGGTCACACACCATGAGGAACATCGCAAAGTGGTGTCTGCTGTTTGGTGCGGCGATCGCGGCAACCCTGACGTTCGGGTCGCACGCGCACGGCGCGCTGAACCTGCACGACATCACGGCCACACAGCAGTTGCTTCACCACATGCCCGTGCTGATGGGCACCACGATCGGCGCCGGTGTCATGAACATCGTCGACGTCGTGAAGGGATTGAATCCCGACGGCTCGGTCGCGAAGGTCGCGGAGATTCTGAACCGCGTCGACGAAGTGATGCAGGACATTCCGATGATGATGGGCAATCTTGTCACCGGTGATCAGATCACGATTCGCACGGGTCTTCCGACTCCGACGTGGCGCCGAATGAATCAGGGCATCGCGCCGACGAAGTCCCGCAAGAATCAGGTTGTCGAAGCGTGCGCGCAGCTCGCGGACATTTCGACGATCGACGTCTCGGTCGCGAATCTTGGCGGAAACCCCGGTCAGGCGCGGTTGTCGGAAGCGACGGCGCACATCGAGGGCATGAACCAGGAGTTCGTGAACACGCTGTTCTACGGCTCGGCCGTGACACCCGAGAAGTTCGTCGGGCTCTCGGCGCGCTACTCGAGCCTGTCCGCTGGCAACGGCCAGAACATCATCAACGGCGGCGGATCGGGTGGTGACAACACGTCCATCTGGCTCATCGTGTGGTCGCCCGACACGGTGTACGGCGTGTATCCGCAGGGTTCCGTCGGCGGTCTGCAGCACAAGGACCTGGGCGAGCAACTCATCGCCGTGACCGCAGGCAACCCGGGCACGCTGCTGCTGTCGTACGTCGATCAGTACATGTGGGATTGCGGTCTCGCCGTGAAGGACTGGCGCTACGCAGTCCGCGTCGCGAACATCGACGTGTCGAACTTGGTGGCGGAGACGACCCCGGCCGACATCACGAACCTGCTCATTCGCGCCGTCTCGCGCATCCCGTCGTTCGACAAGGGCAACGCCGGCATCTACATGAACCGGACGGTCTACGAGATGTTCGCCATTCAGCGCCGTGAAGACGTGCGCACGGGCGGACAGCTCAAGTTCGAAGTCGTCGACGGCAAGATGATTCCCTTCTTCATGGGGATCCCGATTCGCAAGACCGACGGCCTGCTGCTCACCGAAACGGCTGTCGCCTAAACCCCGAGGAAATCACACCATGATTCTCGACCAGCAGACGGTCCTCTGGGACGCAGTAGCGCTGACCACGTCGGCGTACTCCACCAACTCGTTCGACTGCGGTGCAGTCCCCACCGGCAGCGCGAACGGCGACGCACCCGACCCGTCGGTCGGTGAACCGCTCGCGCTCATCATCTCCGTCGGTGTTGCGGCGACGCACGCCGGCACGGAGACGTATCAGTTCGAAGTGACGCAGTCCGCGTCGACCACGGCATCGAGCTCGCCGGATACGCTCGTCACCGTGGCGTTCACGACCACGCAGGCGGCGACGTTGCTTGCGGCCGGCAAGGTCATCGTCATCCCGATTCCGCCGGGCTCGATCACGAAGCGCTATGTGAGCGGGCACTTCACGGGTGCAAACTCGTCGACCATCACGGTCACGGGCTGGCTCGCGTCGCTGCGGTGGGCGCAGATGCAGCACTTCTACACCACAGCAATCGTCATCAACTAACGACCACGGACCATCGGCGGGGGCGCCTCAACCCAAAACGCGCCCCCGCCGCAGTCCCTTGCAGGAGTAGCGAACATGCCGAAAGTCGGAAACGTCGCCGAAGCGCTGATCAAAGAGCAGGCGCGCGAACGGAAGAGTGGGCCGAAGGTGAAGGTGCGGGCGATCGCTCGCG